GCACACCGGAAACGGCTTGCAAGCCTGACTCGGAACCGGATAGCGTGTTCTGTCTGATACTGATTCCCCGGACTTCCATATTGCTGATTCTGCTGACAATCGCCTGGATTGTGCTTTCCAGAAGCGTACTGACAAGACTTTGCAATGCTTTTTCAGAATCCGACAACACCCCGGAAACGGCTTGCAAGCCTGACTCGGAACCGGAAAGAATGTTCTGTTTCATGCTGATTCCCCTGACCTCTGCATCGCTGAGCCTGCTGACAAGCGCATGAACACTGCTTCCAAGAATCGCGACGACAAGCGATTGCAAAGACTTCTCGGAATCGGAAAGCACGAATGACACAGTTTGCAAAGCACTGTCAGAATCAGACAAAGTGTTTTTCCGACATAGCGTCCTTTGCCTAAAGGACATTGATATGAGAACAGACGTGACCGTGCCTTCGCAAATCCCCCACATGATGCTTTTCCAAGACTTTCCGTACTGCCGATACCCAAAGCCACCGACCGCCGCGGACTGCCCCGCGGGGAAATCCGCGCTTATCAATCCGCCAAAACTTCCGGAAGCGTTAACCTGCCCGACTGGAAAACTTACGAGAGCGGATATGAGATAATCAAATCCACCAGAGGCTGTGATATGCCCCGAGGGAAAATCCGAGCTCGTCAATCCGCCAAAACTTCCGGAAGCGTCAACATAGCCGGAGGGGAATGCTACTCCTCCGGATATGAAGTCCGGATTGAGAGATTCTCCTGAAACAATCTGATAATTGTTCAGAAAATTCGGATTTAGATTTGCGCCGGAAATTGTATCCATAGTCAGGCTTCCAATTCCGCTGTTATCGCCGAAACAGCAACATCGTTATACGTATTCGTCGGGTCTATCATGTGAATAGCGTACCGACCTGCATCACCGCTGGGCAAGCCTGTGAAAGCGTACTCTGCCGTTACATCAGTGGCGGTTGCAGTCGCTACAAGTTCAAGTGTAACTCTGTCAATAAGCAAAATTTTTGACCCGGGGCTGGCTGTGCCGCCGGCTTGGGCAATCCCGTAAATTTCATAGGTCGTTGGGAACTGCTCGCCGGTGTACGTTATCAGTTCATCATTCAGGCATTTATGCGTCGCTGCGATCCAAGCCTCGCTTCTGGCTACGGAACTCATTCTGAGTTCCGTCAGAATCCCGTTGAAAAAATTCGCCGCACTGCCTGAAAATCGGGCAATGTAAACCGGGGAACCCGTATCTGCCGGTGTCCCTGGCGTAAACGGAAAATCTGCGACATAATTTCCGTCCTTATATATCTTTGGCGCCCCGCCTCCATCCCATAAAACAGTCATTGTCTGCAAAGTGTCTGTTGTAGCAGACCCAGCAGAATTTAGCTGTCCATAAATTGCGCTAAAATAAGACGAGCCACTAGTCCGAAAGAGCCACTCCTGATTACCCGGGGACCACTTTGCAAACACATCTCTGTCTCCAGAAAGCAATCGTGGAAAAAACTGAAGTTCAAATGTGATTGCCGTCAGACCTGACAATGACGCAGTATCCCCGACCAATATACAGTCGTCCGCACCGTCAAAATCAAGCCCCTTGCCGATACCCGCGTCAACGAGATCAGCAGACGTCATCCCCCCACTGGGTGTGCCGTTATTTGCATTCCCCGTGCTATCGTAAATCGTTCCCCCGGTCGGGTCCTGTGCGAATCCGTAACGCGCCGCATAATCCGAATTCCAGACAGATTGCGCCGGAGTACTGCCTACGGCCCCGACATATGGGTCATTGTCAGCATGTGTACTGTCATAATACATCCTGAACTTGTTTTCACCAGAGGACAGATCAAATTTGACGTGAAACAGACCGACCTCGTTCACAGCATCCCACATTTCCATCTCGGCGTAGGATTCTGTCTCGGATTCGCCAAGCTGGAAAGTTACCTTCTTCCAGTTGCTTCCGATCTCGTCAAAAACAGCGGACACATCCTGATTTGACAGACCGCTCGCCGTGCTGATTTTTACGGCAATCGGAAAGCCGGATAGCGCGGACGGCATATCCGCATCCGCTATCGTTCCTTCTATAAACTTTGACCAACCCACCAAATATGCCATTACGCAATCTCCAGAGCAATGTCATTTATTTGAAAGACAATCCCATCCGGCGTACTCAATGCCCCTTCCGCATCCAGAAATTGGACAATGGGATCATCCGGCATCGTATCATTATATATGATAGCCCCGGATGTCGCGATTGTTCCTCCGGAAGCTGTCCACTGCACGTCATTAGCGCTCAGAATAGCCTTATCGTTTGCATTATCCTTAGTAACAACCACTCCCGTCAGAGTCGCCCCCCCTGTAGTGTAGCCATTAGCCGTTGTTAATTCAGACGCTGATACATCCGCATATATGCTGTGTGCGTCTTTGTCAAACGTGAATCCGGTCTGCATCAGGATGATTTTGTGAGTATCCGTTTCTGTTGCTTTCAAAAGTCTGTACTTATACTCATTCGAAACAGTTGTAATCATAGCTTACTCCCAAACGACCTCGGCGATTGTCATATTGATTGATTCCGCAGCTGTCCCCGCGGGGACGATTTCCCGCCAGACTATCGGCATGAAGGCCGGATGTGTCTTAAACACAATCTTGTCGCCGCTTAGCCATGACCCGGACGCGCCGGCTTTTGGCAGAGTGAAATAGGGATGACCCGTATTGGAATTGACGGGGGAGAAATCAGAATACCCCGCGCCGAACCCCCCGGTCCCCACGCTCCCCTCGTTTGCACCGGAAGCCGTGAAAGTCGTGGGGGATGTCATTGTCAGTGTCCACGTCTCTTCGACAGCCCCCCGATTATCCATGACAATCGGATATGTTGCATTGTTGAAACTGCCGCCACTGCTTGTAACCGCGAAATCAGAATATGTTGCCACGACCTCTGTGTCATCATCGCCGATACATCCGGCACCATATGTGTTTGTTGTCAGATAGGCGTTGGATACGCTATCCTCCAAATGCACTTGCATCACGTTTCCGGAATATGAGTAATTTTTCGTATAATAAGTGATTGTTATATCGCTTCCGCTGTCCGGAGCCGTAGTGAATGTTATTTCCGTAATCCACGTTCCGTCACTCAGATCAATCTCTCCTGCCGTGCAATACCCCGAGCAGTTGCCATCCTTGTCAATCGTGATTGTCCGTGTAACCCCGCCGCATGTGGCAGTCACTACCGGAGCGTAATCCGGATGTCCTACCACCCCCATCGTAACATCGTCTTTGACAACCTCGGCCAAATCCGCCAAGAGCGGTGACGTATCCGCGCCATCTCCTGTCCCGATGACTTCCTCGTTCAGATAGGTCTGAGTCTTCAGATACTCTTCCGTATAAGCGCCAGTCTCTTCCGTATATACTTTGTCATCCCCCAGATAGATGCCCTTGGGATAGGCAATGTCATCCGTTGCTGTTGTCTTAATCCATGTTCCTCCGGAGTACAGCACGGAATCCCCGTTTGCCACATCCGATGCCACTGTCTGACTCAGCCTTACTTTGTTATGTATGAAAAAAAATCCGCCGGGGATAACAGCGCAATCGTTTGCTTCCATCAGCAAAGCAACCTTTGTCTCTCCGCCAGCCAAGGCTGTGTTCAAACTGCCACACCCCATGAAAAGCGGCGGATTACTCACCCAATCCGACTGTCTGTCGGACTGGGTTCCCAAGCTGATTGCCATTCTGTCTCCGGCATTCGACGGTTTTCCGATGGCTACTTTGACACCATAGGCTGCGTCATTATTCGCGGCTCTGTTTTTCCAGAATTCTTTGCGATAGCGCGTTATCCCGGATGTGCGCTCCGCTTTTGTTACCCGCGGGAAAAGATTGTTTTTTGCCGCATGTATCACAGGGACATACCCTGCTCTCCCGCCGTTCGTACTCAGATTGTTTACTGTCTCAGCCTTGAAAAAGCCTGTGACCGTTTTTGAAATTGTCATTTCATTCCCTCATGTTCCAAGCTGTAATGATTGCCATCCCCGAATCGCCCCCCCCATGTGCCGCCCATGGATTCCCAATACTCTCCGAGGGGTTTGTGATCCTCTGTTTCTGTCAGATATTCTCCGTCCGAAAAAAGATTGAAATCCACTGCCAGCCGGAGCCTGTGCAAACTTTTTTTGTGACCGTAGGGGCACCGCGGATCACGATAGGCATCCCCGAAACTCAGTTCATAACCTTCCTGATAGGCAAACCGGATCAGTTTGCCTATCATCAGAGCGAATTTTCTTTGTTTTTCACCCAACGATAGTGTCATATCACACCTCCATCAGCCGGATTGTCACATTTGCATACCAGTCCGCGCCCTCCGGATCCGCCAAATCCCGCACAGGCGTTGCCTCAATCGCTCCGTCCTCATGACGGAATCTGACATTGCGGATTGTCCCCTCATATTCCCATTCATATGTCGCATTTGGCACGGATGCAATCTCTCTGAGCGATGACAGAGCGGAACGGCTAATCCACGCTGTGCTATCCGTCCCGCCCAGATCATATGCTGTGTTGGCAGCCGGTTGCTCCCACACGATCTTATTGCCCGCCAATGCTGTCTTTACAACAGCATCGACGACGGGCATGGCAAACTCGCCCATGATTGCCAAATCCGGCAAAGGTATGTCTGCAATCCGATTCATTTGCTTTCAAACTCATCCGTCAATTTCAGTATCTGCCATCCGTTCTTTTCCAAATATTCTGTAAACATATGGATATGACAAGTCTTATCACACTTTCCGAGGCTTTCATTCTTCGGCTCATAAGACGGGCATGGCAGATCTTTGCAGAATTCATCTCTGTATGTCCGTAGCATTATTCAAGCCTTTCGAAGCATCGGCTCATGCCGCCTGCTTTCACGTTTGTTCTGACCTTCATCTGTTTGTCCTCATTTTCCGTTCTTTCAATAGTTCCTGTTTCAGTGCCTCAATGACATCCTTTTTTGAAAAGACAGGGAATTGTCTGTTGCCAACGCCGATCTCGACTTTTCCCATATCCCTGAAAAGGCTGTCAAATTCCATGTTCAGTCCGCCGCTCGCAAAACCGCCGCTCTGATACGCTACTCTGGGAACTTCCGGGGCTTGGGGCATCCTGATTTGTCCAAGGCTCGGAAGGCTCATCTGATTTAGCGCGTGAAACAATCCGCTCCCATATTTCCGAACCGCGAATTTGTTGATCACATATTCCCCAGCCTCCAGTAGCGCGCTTATTCTATCTCCGCCTCCGAATCCGGGGAGCCTTCCGCCTCTTGCAAGACCGACCTGCCCGCCGTTTGCCTTCTTCTCGACAGTCTCGACATATACTGTCTTGGTCTCCGGTCTGACAAGCTCGGCGATTGCCTGCTTTGTCCCTGATATGCTGGATGGCTCGGGGAATATGGCAATCGGCTTTTCCCCGGGCTTTGTAAACTCATTGATGGCCGCCTGGGCAGTTTGCATTGTCGCATCGTCCAGAGTAATGCCGATCTTCTTTTCACGGGATTCGTCAATCTTATCCATGCCCGCTTTGATATTCTCCGCTGTCTGATTGTACTGATCGGCTGTTTTCTGTGCTGCCTCTTTTTGCTCCTGATAGATTTTTTCCGTGAGTTTGCCTACTTCCGTGACTCCGGCCATGGCTACTTCCTTTGTATCCTCAATGCTTTTCGCGATACCGGCATCGCCTTGGCCCTGATTTCTGACTTCCGTAGCCAAATCCGCATAAAGCGACTCTGTCTGCTTTGCCAGCTTTTCTGCCAGATCATAATCCTTATTCTTTAATGCGGCTTTGGCGGCCGCCATTTTCTCTTCGGCCTGAAGTTTCTTGTCATTCCACTGTTCCTCTTCTGAAAGCCCTTTTCTGCCAAGTTCCCGGAGTTTGTCCTCCGTACTCATCCGGGCATACCGGATCTTTTCTTCCCATTCCAGAACCTCTTTTCCGTATTCCTCTGCCTCTTTTTTGGCGGTTCGGTATGCCTTTTTCGCTGCCTCTTCGAAATCGAGCATTTGCTGAGCGGACATCTCGGCAACTGCCGCGGGTTTTTCCATAGCATCGGCTGCCTCTCCTGCCTTGATCTTGGCAATACCGATCGCCTCGTTTACTTTCTGCTGATCGCCTTGTATTTCTTTGATACGGGTCTGAACACGCTCCAATTCGGCTTGCCATGCCTTGGCTTCTGCCGAAGTCTTGTCAAGTCCTGTCTCGGATAACTTCTGCTCCAAACTGTTCCGCAAAGCAAGATTATAAGTATATGCTTTCTGTAATCCGCTTTGTAAATCTTCCAAGTCGCCCAGGGTCTTTTCGGATACTTCCCCTTCGATTTTGATATTTGCAAATTCCTTGAATTTCTGAACACTCTTTAGCACGTGATCTGTGTTGGCTTGCAGTTCTTCTGTCATTCCGGATAAACTGGCGTACAATTGCTGAACTTTTTCATTGACACTCACTGTGCCGTTCCCGAAAAGTTTCATCTCTCCGATCAGCTTGCCGACCTGCCAACCCACGAAAGCTGCCGCGCCTACGGCCGCAATGCTTGTCAGGGCGGTCTGCCAACTTGCCGTAGCCACACTCGCCATTCCGATAGCTTTGGAAGACAATTGTACGTGCTTAATCCATGTGCTGATTGTGGCTACGCCCATGGCAGATTGCGTCAGAATAAGAATCGCCTTCAAAGCTCCGAGTGCCATGCTTGCTGTTTTTGCCGCGGCAGCAAGCCCAATCAGATACGGTGCCAGGGCAATCGCCCTTTTGATCAACGGCTCGGTAGCATCCGCTGCCCAGAAAAGACCCTTTATCAGAAGTTTGATGGCCTCATATGACTTCAGAAAAGACTCCTGGAACCGGCCCGCCCATTCGCCCAGATTCCCTGATTTTATCAGCGATTCTATGACATTGCGGGCAGTGTCCAGTTGCGCGATGAAAAATCGCACCGCGATCAGCGCTGTATCCTCGAAGCCGGAGCCGAGCGTGATTTTCAATGATTCCCAACGAGAGCCAAGGGAACGGAATGCTCCGCCAAGTCCGGCTTCCATCTGCTTTGCAACACGCTCTGCGGTTCCTCCGGAGGCTCTGAGTTTCAACCGCATGTCCTCTACAGCCTTGCTCCCGCCTTGGATCAGCGCGGCCATGGCGGGGCCTGCTCTGAGTCCGAAAAGATTCAGCGCCTCGTCCGCGCTTATTCCGGCTTTTTCCAACTGCCCGATGACACTCGTAAAGCCAAGGAACTTGCCTTCGGAATCCTTGATTTTCAAAGTAACACCACCCATCCGCTTGGATAGCTTATCCATGAGCAGTGCTTCTTGCTCCGTAGGATTCATAAGCCCGTCAATGGCCCCGCGCAATGCCGTTCCGGCCATGCTCCCCTTGATTCCGTAGGAATGCAACAGCGCCATAGGGGCCACGAGCCCCTCGAATTCCACGCCCACGCCCTTGGCAATCGGAGCAACATACTTGAAGGCTTCCCCCAGCTCCTGTAGTGTGGAGTTGCTTGACGTAAACGCTTTTGTCAGAACGTCATTTACTCGCCCCAGACTCTCCGCTTGCATTCCGTAGGCGGACATGACATTCGTGGCAATGTCCGCGCTGGTCGCGAGATCGAGATTCCCAGCCGCGGACATTTGCAATACAGATGGCAGAGCCTTCATTTGCTGGTGCGCGTCCAGTCCGGCCATGCCCAACTTGACAAGAGCATCCGCTGCCTGGGTTGCGGTGTATCGTGTTTCCGAACCCATTTTGCGCGCTATGTCCGTCATATCCGCAAGCTCGGCCCCAGTTGCATTTGATACCGCGGCAGCTTGACGCATCATATCGTCAAATGCCGCAAACTCATGCAGCACGCTCCCCAACCCAAAAGCACCGACCAGCCCCACCATGGCATTTTTCAGATTCAGTACCGTGGAAGCCACTTTGTCCGCGCCGTCTTTTAGCGTGTCCAATCCCTTGACAGCCTTGCCAAGTCCCTTGTCAAAGTCCTTTGTTACGGCTTTTATGATTATTTCGAGCTTGTTTGATGATGCCATTCTATTGCCTTTGCGAAATTGTCAATTTGTCGGAGAGTGTATTGCTTGATATCGGACAAATCATGTCCGTGATACATTAGGAACTGAGTAATTTGGAATATATCGCCCTGCCCGCTTTTATGGCTCTTGACAGGGCACTGGTAAAATTTTCGTTCAGATTCATCTCCAAAAAGTCTGCCGTGATTTGCATTCCCACGTCAGCCGGAATGACCTTCAGATCCTGTACGGCTATTCCAAGCTGACGAGCTATCAGGATTTTTATCTGATCTTTCAATGCCATATATAGCATATCCGGCGTCATTTGCCCGTCATCCGGGTATGCTTTCAACGCATTGATAAATATTTCCGGCAAGTCCAGCAAGTCGAAATATGACAGCGGCACAAGGACATATTCAAGATCATCTATCAGATATTTCTTCATTTTTCTCCCTTTGACAAATGGATCTCAGTCCCGTTTTTTGTTTTGTAAACTGTATCTCCGAGCCCACGGGAGAGAGACATCCTGTATGCCTCTCTTAGCTCATCCCTTGTCAATACGATGCTTCTGCACATACATGATGTCATTGTCATCATCATCATCCCGATTACGATAAACATTCTACTCATAAACGTAGGCCTCCCAGAATCCGTCTGATGTCCTGAGTATCTCCCCAGTCACCTCGACTGACATGAACTCCTCGTTAATCCAAGCCAAATCACCCGAAGGCTCGATTCTGGCTTTATGGATCAGAAGTTCTCCGTTTCTGTCATTTGCTTTGTCATACCCGATTACCCTGACGGCGATCTCCTTTGTCATGTCCGTGTTGGCAAGAACTTTGTAACCTGTGTGCTGTAGCCATGTGCTAGCGACATGCAACACATCCTCGTCGGCTATTGACGATCCGGATTCAGGAACATAGATTCTGCCGACCTGGTAATCGATCTCGTAGTCCGTATTCTCGACATATGTCGTTGTGTCTGTATCGTCCTGAACCACAGGGGGATTTCCCGGATCCAGATTCCGTGCCGCCAATTTTACCCAACGACCGGCCCTTGCTGTTACGGACTCCGGAGATGCCGTATTGTCCCCGGCTGCCTGACTGTAAACCACGTCCTCTCCGAGCATGGCAACTGCGAGATTATGGCGATTGATGTCCTTTATTGTTGTCTTGAACATCTGTTCCGTCTTTGTTACAATCGACTTTATTGTCTCGCCGTAGTTTTGCCGCCGCCGTCCTGTCTCCTCTTTCTTTTCCAAAGTCGGCGCATTGATCAGAAATTCGGGAGCGTGTCCCACGTCTCTTTCTCCTGTCCTTACACCGGCCTCATATACGTCGAAAAAAACATCCCCCGCCCAAATGGCAAGTGTTTCCTGATATGCTGGCATATTCTCTCCTAAGCTACGAAATCGACACCGTAGCTTTGTTCATACGCTGTGAAATAATCGTTATGTCCGATGTGCCTATCCCTCATAAATCGGAACATTCCGTAGTTTGACGCGCCGACGGGATGATTGTGCAAGACTTCGATAAGCTGATCCAGCAGATCATATATCCGCGGCACTTCGTCAGCCCCCGTAAAGTCCTTTTCCACGACTATCAGCGCGATCTCCTGTCGCAGCTCCAGCCGTCGCCCTCCGCCATCCTTTTTTTCCACTGACTCTGATACGACAAGGCAGCATGGCAGCAGCCCGCGGATGTTTGCCAGAAAGCGTTCATCCCCTCCGGCAAACTCGCCCTCGTATGCCTTGACAAGCCGGAATTCCGGAATCTCCGCTTTTATCCGGCTTGTCAGTTCGGAAATCGTTATCGTACGATCCATCAGAACGTCTCCCAAAATTCCTTTGTGAACTTGCGTTTCCTGCTTGCAACATGCGGCAGCACAGGCTCGGACTTGGCAGGCTCCGTATCCTCGTCCTGTCCCAGCCCCATTTTCCCGTCGGAAATCGCCTTCAGAATCTTCACCGCATTGTCATATTCCTTTTCCCATATTTCGGAAAAGATATGTTTTCTGACATGCAGGAACCTGATCGCCATTTTCGCGCTCAGATTGCGTATCAGCCTGGGGACGTCTGACAAGGGAACAGGCATCCTTCGCGCCAGATAGCCATCGATCACGCCGTCTGCCAGCCCGATTGCCTTCCCAATGTTGCCCATGTCCGGAGACGCATATGGATGCGTATCGCTTGACAATTCGATGATTGTCTGCTCCGGGAGCATGCCGATCATGTCATCTATGCTGCAATACATATTCGTCCATTAAACAGTTTAACAGCGTTTATAAACGCTGTTTTTTTCCATATCCATATATGACCATGGCTAACCACTGGCATCCGAAATAAGATACGCTGCGTGAGGAAAAACAACGACTGATGTGTAGCAATCCGTATTTCTTACAATAACGAGTTTCCCATTCTCTTTCGTGTAAATGTCGGCGTAAGGATAGCCCCCGGGACGCGTTTCGGGACGAATGCTGTAGGCAAAGCACGGGGAATCTATTTCCGGCGTGCCGCCTTGGGGAAGATAGAACAGCAACGCGAAGTCCCCCCAGAGATCGACAAACGCTCCGTCCTTGTCAACAGCCATTGTTTTCCCGACAAAAATATTATCCAGTTCATGCTCCGCCTTCATGAACTCAGCCGAATTCTTTTTGTCTTTTGTCAGAGACAGTTTGTCCAAATATTTCGGATGGAACTTCAATGTATTCCATGTTTTCGCGCCTATCAGCAATGAGTTTGGCTCTCGTCCGATGGCAGACCGCACTACCTCTTTTGAATCTTCGATAACGACTATCGGATCGGAATTCGCGTAATCCGTCCACTGGTCTGTCCCGGACAATGTTTCATAATGGCCGACCGGGTATGTCGCTGTGTCTGTTATCGTACTTGCAACGGACTTTTCCCGTTCCAAAGCCATGTTCCACTGGAGCCTCGCTGTTGCCCGTTTTTGGAGATTGAAGTAAGAGAGACCGGGTGCCGGCAATTTCGCAATCGCTTGCAATTCTCTGTAGTCAATCGCTTCCGCAAGATCATGCTCTTCGCACTGAAACGGCTTCCATTCCCCAGGATCTCTGCGGATAAAATTAGTCTCTGCCCGCATCGCGCGAGTTGTGTCGTATATTTTGAAACTGTCCTTTCCAAAAATGGGGATTTTCCCGGATTCAAGGACATGTGTAACAAAAGGAAACACTTTGTCCCCGACCAGGCCGACCGGCGAATAGCCGGCAGCGATCTTTGTCAGAGGGACGCTGTAGCCCTCATGCACAAATGAAAAATAAGGTGTTGGCATAATATCATCCTCCGAATGTTACGCTGATACAGGGGCCGCCTTCAGTATGATTGTTATCTCATCGTCAGCTTCTGCCGAAGCCGTCATAGCTGTTCCGTTTATCGAATTCCCCGTAGTCGCTACGACTGCCTTGCCGACTGCATCGGAAGCCACGTTGTCTCCGATAGCTACGACACCCCCTGCTGTTATGACAGATATGCCGCTTGTTATGACGGCGACCTCCTCTCCGTCTGCCGCGTCGTAATGAGAGACCCCGATGGCGGCATCACCCGCTGTTGACTGGACGCCTGCATGTGTTACGAAACGCTTGCCGACTATCGCGCCGTCTGCCCGCATTGTTATGACGTCTTTCGGATTATCCGTATTGAAAACCATTTTCCCTCCTATCTCATGCCTGTCATACTTGCCATGACAGCCTGTTCATAAGAAACATCCGGGTGTTTTTCCATATATTCATGCGCTTTTGCATCCAGATCCGCGCCGTAGGGATCCAGATTCGGAATGCCGGCATAGGCAGTGAAATCGCATGAAAACTCCGCTGCGGTATTCTGCGTAGCAAAATGCTTCTTTGGCTGAGGCTCTGACAGCACAGGGCGCGCGGCCAGTCTCTCTTTGAACTTTTCCGTGAGTGTTTTCTCCCCCTCGGCAAACTCCATCCCTGACTCGGCGAACCTCAGGTCCCTGAATTCCTCCATCAGAGGCTCCCGCTCCGAAGGCAGTACTCTGCCGTCTGCTATATACCCTTCCAGTGTTTCTGAGAATTCCGAACTTGCCAGACGAGCCTTCAGGAGCGTGTTATCCTTTTCAAGTCGTTTGTTTGCCCTGTCCAAACCGTTCATTTGCTGACTGAGTTCCCGGATACGCGCCTTCATTTCCGAAAACGCGTCATTGTCCTGCGTATTGTCCGGCGTGTCATTCTTTCCATAGCTTTCTTGCTTTTCTGTCATTTCCACTCTCCATTCTGAATATTCCTTATCATCATTGCCAAACTCGACAGGGGGGCCGGACACAGCCGGAGTTGCCCCCCCTAACAAGCCCAAATGCCGGAATGTCCTATCCGGTCTCAATGCGATTGAGACGTATTTCCACGCGCCCTTTCGGACACCGGACACCAGATCGTCTGACAGCTGATGCAGCTTGGCGAAAAGTGCATCGCCTTTTCTCGTAAGGAATCTGACCCAGCCTTGGGCCGGGGTGTCATCTTTGGGATGCCCAAACACTATCGGTGCCTCCGGCTTATCCCCTCTGTTATTGTACAAATGGACAATCTCGTCCAAGTCCGCTTCTGTCCATTCCCTTGTGTTTCCATTCCGATCCGTGTGCTTCCCGGTTCGGAAAATTTGTATTTCTGTCATCCTATCACCCTTTCCTAAAATCATCCTGCTGTTTTTTATACGCTTCATCCATCATACTATCTGCCACATCCTTCGACAAACCATATTTCCATGATAGCTCCCGAACGTACTCCCCTACGGGCTTCTTTTCTTTGACGCTCAGGAGAGGGAAGTAGCCAAAGAAAAAGAGACTGATCATGACGACGACAGCGAACCATCCGAATCCGTTCAACATATCGACTAATTTCCACATCGTGTTCTTTGCCTGATCGAAGTTCCCGCTCAGTTGCACAGCGAGCCAGTCCCATGTGAGGATTCCGTAACAACATGAGATGAAAAAACCCGCAAGGCAGACTGATTGCGCCGTTGTCAGGCATAGCCGTTTGTCTCTTCTTTCCTTGAGAATCAGCACCGTAAACATAACAAGGAATACGGGGGGAAGAATAAGGAGATATAAGGCAATGTTGACATATGTAAGCGGCGACTGGAAGATGTCTATGTTGAAATTCTTCTCACGGAGCGTGAGGTAGAATCCGACAAACATCCCAATGACCGTCATTATTTGCAATATGTTTTTCATGCGCCTCCGGAATAAAAAAAGCCCGTCTGTCTTCGCTCCGGTGGGCGAAAAACAAACGGGCTATCAGTAGCCTCGCGGCATTCTTTTTGTCAATTTACATCATGGACAGGATTCTGTCAAGTATTCATATCTTTTTTTGAAATATGACTTGCACCGGGGGCATTTTATCTCCATCTCGCAAAATGTCCGCCGACCTATCCTCAGTTTCCCGATCTGCTTATGACACACAGGACACCTCACTTGTGCCAAGCCTTCTCCTTGTATGTCATGCTCGGCTTGTATTCCTTCATTTTCAAGCATTTTGCGATCTCCTTTTTCTCTTCGGCCATTTCAATCAATTTGGGTTCGGGAGCATATGTTGTCTTTGTTCTGACAAGCAATCCGAAATGGTCATCCCCGAGATATTCCCGAAGATAACCAGGTTCTGCGATCACAACTCTGTTCGTATCTTTTGCCGTGCATGTTATTTCTCCGGCTGAGATATGGATCGTCCCGACATCCGAGCCGCTCATGAATCTGGCAGCGTGTTCCCATATATCACGTTCTACGCTACCAAGCTCCTCTTTTATTTCCGTCAGTGCTTTTTTTAGCTCGTATCCTGCTCGGATAAGATCCGCGAGATGTGCATTCGATACGTGCCTTGTCTCCCTGCCTATCCGAACCTCCAGTCCTGAATCGTCATCGATTCTTCCGATTGCCTTCGCGTACTTTTTTTTCATGTCTCACCCATTGCCGCAGACCGGTAATCAGGTCTTTGGCTGTCTCGTTATCCAGAAATCGCTCATTGTCCACTTTGCACACCTTCTTCAAGTAGTTTCCGAAGTGTGTATCATCCAAACGCAATTCTCTTTTCAGAAAACAGATGTACCGCCACTGCTTATCCGTGATTCTCGGATTTGGCTTGTCTGCTGCCGAAGTGGGGGGTCGTTTTTCTGGCTTTTCCAGATACCCCTGTTTTTCAAAGTATTTTACAAGATTTGCCAGTTCCGTGGGATTCATCTCCCGGCACTGGCGCTTTCCTGTGATCTGCCCGAACACTTCTCGGAAATCCTCTTTGGGAATCCCTGAATTCTTGATTCCGATATGGATTTTGGCAAGCTGTTTGTTGCGACTCATTTTTTTATCCGTTCCCATGTAAAGGCCCCGAAACCTCCGTTTCTCCATTGGCCAATTCCCTTGTATTTGCCATAGTCCAGCAGACGCTCGATTTTTTTGAACGTCAGCTCTCTGTGTTCTATCAGGATTATGGATACCCGGAACTCCAAAGGGACATCCAAATACTCGGAATAAGCCATTGCAACCCTGGGGCCTTGGGCTGTCATCGCTCGCAAAGGCCTTTCGAAGATTCCGTCTGTTTTCTCTCTCAGCCAGATATAGCGAGGTTCCACAAAGACAAATCTATCTATTTTCGACTTCAGGTTTTTGACCTTCACGCCATTGGTGTCCTTCAGCGTGTTGCCGTGATGTATTTTGTGATGTGAAAGGCAGGTAACCGGCACTCACCGGCGAGACAGCCATGCCTGCCTTTTTTCTCTCTGCCATTACGTTACTTCGCCTCGCCTTCACACAGCAATGGATAACTTTGCCAACGCATGACGGTGCTCTGCCATTACGTTACTTCGCCTCGCCTTCACACAGCAATGGATAACTTTGCCAACGCATGACGGTGCTGTGACATTACGTTACTTCGCCTCGCTTTGCTTTGCTCCGCAATCACGCCTTATAACCCAGCCTCGCCTATGCCATGCTGCCAAATCGTTCAGTACATGGCAACACTGTGCTTCGCCTTTGCTTTGCTATGCCACGCCGCCGCCGCGCTATGCCACGCCGTAGCTTTGCAGCGTCATAACTCTGCATCGCCCTGGCGGTACTTATGCCATCGCATTACCAAGCCCTGCTGTGGCAGATCTTTATTTCGCTATAAAAGACACTGCCAAGGCAGCGTCAATATCTTGGAGCTCCATTGCTGTGTCGGCAAGCTCCTCTATGTATCTGAAAAAGCCGGACCTCGGAGCCGCAGACAAAATACTCTCTGTCTGCGCCTCTGTTATCTTCAGTCCGTTTGTCTTTTGTTTCCAGACAGCGCGCAAAAACGCCTTGTCAGGGGGGATAAAGCGGTTTATATAACGGATGCGGCTAAAAACATACGTCTCGCCGGCTTTGCAGACGTCCTCGTACAGACTGGGGAGACCGACAAGACAGATGCCGGTGCCGGCATCATACATTTTTCTAAAGACCTCTATCATTCTGAGAACATGCCGGACTTCCCGGCCTCTTGTCAGATTGTCTGCCTCATCTATGATGAGAAACTGCCCCGGTGCCAGCCCAATAAGCCGATTGCGCCGTTGGTCAATTGTTCCGCTTGTCTGAATTTCGAAAACTCCGCAAATATCAGACAGCATCCCTGACATGGATATGCCAGCTGTCGCCGTATAAGAGCGAATCGAGGGGTGTTTTTGCATGACTTCCCTCACAAGCGTTGTCTTGCCGCCCCCGGACGGCCCCACCACCATTCCGAATTTCTTCTTCCGCCAGAGGAGTTCGATCACTCCTCCGGCCTGCTTCTGACCGGGGGTCAGTCGGAACAACGGCGAGGTTCGGGTTTCCGGTTCTGCCCGCTCTTCCCATAGCTCATTGATCACGGATTCCACCTTTTTCACGGTCTCCTGGGCACCGTTATATTTATCGGCAATCACGAGAGAGACGGTTGTTTTGCTCAGACCGCTACGCTCCGCAATAGCCGCGGCCGTCATGCCGATCTCCTTAAATTTCTCTTGCAAATTTTTTTCCATTGTGTTATTCATCCTTATCTGTATTTTGTTTCTTTTTGTGTTTTCCTTCTGTTGCCTGGCACATCCATGCCAGGCATTTTTTTTTTGGCTATGCATCCTGCCATATTTTTTCCAATGTTGACGCGGCATGTTTTTGCCCGCGATCCAAATCAATCACATCCGCGGCATGGCCGGAACTTTCCGAAGCGGCATTCGGAACCCCGACTCTCCTCACGGATTCTCCGATCTGCCTATCTATCATGCCCCTGTATGCCTCTCTCCAAAAGGTGTTGTATTGTTTCTGGAATCTCTGTTGGCGCTTTAATTCTGCCTCGTCTGATGCCGGATTCAGAAACGGAACCGCTGGCGCATGACAGATGATTTCATCTTCGAGCGTGGAGATGATCGCCGGCTTTTCAATGTCAAACGGATCAACTGCGACCCGCACTTTTGTGCCATTGCGGACAAAAGGATCCTTGACAAAGAACCGCCTTATGTCATCCTTTGCAACTTTCACGCGAACCTCCCGCTGATGCAATACCCGTTCAAAGACGGGCATAAACAACTGTTCCAGGACATCATCCGGCACTGTGAAACGTCCTTGTAATCCGGATAAAAGCACATGGGCAGGGGAGAATTTCCCTTCATGCCCCTGCCGACTTCCGAAATTCGTGTTGTGGGATTCCACAACGTCAAGGATTATCTCCATCCATTCCTCTGTAGAGAGTAGCTGCCCTGACATGCGGAGTTTCCTTAGCTCCGCATTCCGTTGCTTGTTTATCCATGAATCCGCGTCTTTCTTGCGGAATCCGGCGACAAACCGCCGCCTGAGTTCCCGTTCGAAAATGTTCATCTGGTTTTCGATAGGCTTTGCAGACGGATTCCCTGTTTTGGCGACATGTTTGCCGACATCGGAAAATCCGCCATAGATTGTCGCGAATTCATCATAATCCGAAAGCCTGACAAGCTGTCCGAGTTGGGACAGCCGTTTTTGTATCTGCCCTGCGTAGCCGCTGTTCTCTGGGCCGCCCTGATCCACATATATCTCATCCGGGATGGCAATCCTGCACGCCTCCCGGAGCGCTGCCCCAAATGTATAACGATTGTACGGGCCGAAAGCCGGATACACCCCGGACCAAAATGTCGATGTACAATCCATGAAAATATACCAGTTCATGGCATAGACGCGCCCGGTGTGTAGGTCGATAGTGTAGTAATCATTGACTTTCTGATCGCCGCACAAAACAGTATAAACCGGCACTTGCAGCCAATCCCGGCGCAACTTGAATGCATCCGAATTTCTGAATCCGTCAAATCCTTTCTCCCCAATTGTGAGAATCTCCCGGGGAAGTTTCTTTATGAGGCGTGTGAAATTGCTGTAATCCCCGATTCTCCAGCCTTCCTCATATGCCTTCTCCCGCATTTTCTCATATGCGGGACGGATGCCATTCTGCTGATGCGCGACATAGACAGAAATGCCGTATCTGACTGCCTCTGTGTCAAACTTCCGTGTGTGCGGAAGCCTGACACGGCTGCCTTTCAACAGCACGTCAGAGCAAGGCTTTTCTTTGAGATTCGCGATGGCTTTCCGCCATCGCCATACGGTTGCCAGCGTAACTTCATATTTTTTCGCCAATCCTCTGGCGACGTTTGTCCGCGTCCCCTTTGGCGCGGACTCCAGCCGCCTGTAGCAGTCGATTTTGTCGGCGGATTCTCTGAGTGTCCTCATATCCGTGAATATCCTGTTCCTTTGGGCATACTCGGAAACACTCTCGCCTGTATCCGCCCATATTTTTGTCTGATAGTACATATCCCTTATGTCGCCGGATATGCTGTCCAGGCGATAGACACTGCGTTTTCCGCCTTGGCATATCCGCTCTTCCGATTCCCATGCTTCGGATTTCGCACGGGCTATGATAGCCTGCTTTGTCAGCCCTGTCAGTTCCGATATCTGACGAACTGACAGCATCGGACACTCGGGGCGATAAGCAGGCTCCTTTTCCTTCTCCGAATTGTCATCCGTGCTTTCCGTTTCCAGCGTAAGCCATGCCATAACGCCCTCTTGCTCATATGTCTCTGAGCCTGTAGTCGATTCCTCTGAATTCCCGTGCCTCACATATCTTCGCTGCTATCCGTGATAACACGGCAGCCCCGGCGTCTTTCAACTCCCCTTTCCAGAGGAGTCTCAACTGACGGAGACTCCTGTTGGCAGTCAAAATCAGGGGCTTGTCATACACATAACGGTAATCAATGACTTCATAGAGTTTTTCCATTGACCATCGTGTTAGTGCGCGTTTGTCCAAATCATCTATGACAAGGATATCCGCATCCCCCCCAGCCATCCAATCCGGTCTGATCTCTTTGTCAGACCAGGATGCCTGGGTTTTCGAACAGTATTCTGCCCAGCGGAGAATACACGGCCTCATGCCAAAACAGAGAGTAACGGATCGGGCCATGGCTACTGCCATGTGTGTTTTCCCGAGTCCGTAGTCCCCAAAAAGGAAACACCAGTTCCTAAAGCCATAAAGACTGCCCACGAAACGATCATACAGGGCTTCGCATCCGTTCTTTTCCCAGCTTTCAAGTGTCATCCCCTTGTAAAGGGGGAGATCGAAGCCGGCCTGCCTTAACATCTTCTTTCTGTATGAAAGAACTTTGGCTTTTTTCTCCTGCTCTCTGAGTTCCTTCTCGCAATTACATTGCGGAAAATAAATGACTCTCTGTTCTCCTAACAGAGTGTAATGATGCGGCAGTTTCGGCAGCCCGCAATGGTTACACGGATTCGGCGTTTTATCCGCCGAATTTTGCGAGAGCATCATCAAGCTGTTTGTCATATTGGTTCTCTCCGCTACTATCGTCATTGTGTCCTCCGTACTCATTGTTCAGAACTTTTTCAAAGTTCTGTTTCTTGAGGAGCCAACGCAGGTTGGCTCTCCATCCCCGATTATTCTGCCCTGTCAGGAATGCGGAGTTTTTCACGCTTGCGAAAAACTCCTCCCAGAACGCCAATGTCCTCCGTTCCTTTGATTCTTTCTGGCGGCTGATTGCATTCCGGCAAATCTCATCTGAAAGAATCCGAACGGATTCAAGCTCCGGAAGGCATGAATGATACAAATCCGCAATCGTCTGCGGGGAGACAAAGCTCTCTTTCTTTTTTCCCGCGGATGTTGTCTCAGCCTCTGACAGCAGAATTTTCAGACAATAAATCTGATATCCCAAAAACTCCTTCTGCTCCGGTGTGAGTTGTTTCTTAGCTATCTCTGCCAGGATCGCTGTCAGCGATGTTTCATAGACATCCGGCAGGCCATGCGGTGGGGGGCCTGACCAGGTGGTTACATCCGGAACATCCTTTTTGGGAATGACAACCAACTCCGGGATCGGCGGCTGTATGACCTCGTCCGCATTCTCCGCATTCTCCGCATCCGCGCCGATTCCGAAAGTATCATCTATGTCATCCGGCTCCGGCTCATCCGGCGGCTCCGGGGGAAGCACCTGGACAGGCGCGGGGTGCGCCTGTCCAGGTGTCGGTTTGGGTTTGGGTGCGGGTTTGGCACGCTTCCCACCGATGACCGCTTTTACCGCATCCTCGACCAATCTCCCGGTTACCGGGATGTTTTTTTCTGCTGCCTGTTTGTTGACCTCCTTCCATATATCGATTTGCTTTTTTGTGTCCTTAATCCGGGTCAAAGGTCTGATTTGATTCTCGTTTTTCGGGATGTCTCCAATTGGAGACAAATTGGAGACAATCTGTGCAGACTCAATCAGACGATAAGCATGTGCCTTGCCAAGTCCCCATTCTTCTTTGCAATAATCGTCAAAGCGTTCGTATTTCTCCCTGTACAACTGGGCACCTCTGATCTCCATGAGTGCCTTGCCGACTTCGAAAAATGCTCTGAGATTCTCACGGACAATGCCTTCAAGATCTTCAAGCCGTTTTCTCTGAGCGTGGCTCAGGGGGGGGACATATTTTTGTGTGTTCATCCTTCCATCCTTTTTTCTTAGCATAGATAGCCAAATCCGCTTCGGCTTCCTCTTGTGTATTCCCAAGCGGAAGCGAGGGGATCCGGACTCTGTGAAATGCCAGTCCGTTCCGCCTGCCTGACATCCATACTCCTCATCCGAGCCCCTCGAAAACCTTGATTTCATCTCCGAGGGACGAAGAGCGCGACCAGCAGCGAATAGATCCCTGTCATGTCATCCTCCGCGAACATGCCATAGCAATCCTGCTCATATCGTTCGCAACCCTGACAGGTGAATTGCCTGTCCCCATACGCGTACCTCGAAAGACACGCTGCGTACTCTTTGCAATCAGGATAGCGTTCCTTCTCCAATAGCTCCCACCCTCTCCATTGCGCATACGCTTTCAAATCATCCGCAGCCTGATCAAAATTGTCCCGGACAGGCAGATAAGGGCTTTTTATCCTACGATTCCCACCACTTTTCGTTTTCCGTCCTGACATCCAAGTTCCCCCGCCGAGACCCTCGAAAACACGGATCCTTCTTCCCTCGTGATCTATGAAAACCATCACACCCCCCTACGGTGTCATGCACCAAAGCAGATAAATTTCGATAGCGATTGCGCAAAGACCCCCGGCTTCGGTCAAAAAACCTGGGACAGAATTGGTTTTTTGACGGTCCGATTGCCATGTCTCCCTTTTCCTTTCAAATCTCCTTCGATAATGCCGATACATGCCGTTTCTTACTCTCCTTTCCCCATGTCGAAAACCCAGGTGGGTGTCCGATATGCCAATATCCGCAGTATTGGCATCTGTAACTTTTCAGATTCTCCATACCGCCGGCAGTGCAGGCTCGCGAACATTCCGCTTCCTGCCTTGTCGTGTGCCTGACTTTTCCCACACATGCCCGTTCCCTGTGATTCAGTTCCTTTAACAAAACCAATGAGCGTTTTGTCATACGTTTTTTCTTACGTCTGCGTTTCACAGCTCGCTCCTTTCGCCGATCCAACGAATCTGCTCTTCTATGTCATCATCGCAGAACGGATCCCATATTCCCTGTTCCGGAGGATCATCCAGTACTGCGAGTGCCTCAGCCATTGTCTCTGCTATTGAAAACTGCCGTATCTTATCGTACAGCACGCCATATCTTTCCATCGCGATGATGTTTATCCGACGCCAATCTGTCTGACTCATATCATTGTCCGCCGATTCCATCCCGCTCCGGTACAAAAAACAGATTTCCCGAAGGGTGGTGTTTTTGTCCGCCAGCGCGTCCAGGAGCCGCCGGGTGATGGTATCCTCATGTTTCCTGCATCCTACGAAAACATCTTTGCGGATTGATATGATCAGATCCGTGCAGTCTTTGCAGAATGCATCCCGCTCGGAGACGATTGTCCCAAATCTCCTATCCCGCCAGTCGCTTGTCAGTTCCGCGGACATCCTGCCGCATCGCGTGCAGAGAGGAATATCGGGCTGGGAGAAGTCATAGTTTGATACAAGACCGATGACAATCTTTTTGCCGACTTTGTTCTCCATTCTGACGTGGATGAGTCCGTTCTCTATTTTTACGAGTGTGCCGGATTTGCCACTCCGTTTGTTTGTTACCCGCAGCATTTGCTTCTCCTTCATACATATTTTTTCATACTATTTTTAATTATCTGAAAAAGCCGGATATTTCCCTTTCGGCAAAAACGCGGAGGCTGATGAATCCGAGGGAAATTTTGTTGGCTGCGCGTTCCGGCCCGCGCCAAAAGAGGCTCATCAGCCTGTCCCGAAGATGGGACAGCGATATTTTTTTTGGATAGATAATAATTTTTCGTCTAATGACTGTTACGCTGCATCCTGATATAAACGCTCCCAGACTTCGGGAGTGTCCAGCTTTAGCAGAATGTACATTTCAAGAGCTTCTGTTACAACGTGAGAACGTTTCATTCTGAAACGCTGGCAATGGGCATCCAATATGGATACCAAATAACTTGGAAGCGTTACTGTAATCCCCTCTTTTGCAAGGGGCATAGGACCTTTTCTCATGGCGTTTTTTTTCCTCTTTGTTTATTTTTTGTTGTTAGTTGTTACTGAGACCGAGCCAGCCGGGCTTGCAAGGCTCCGGCTCTGTCAGTTTGGCGATCCAGCGCTTCAGCGTACTCATGCTTATCCCCATCTCATATGCCATTACGACACGGGGGACTCCGGCTTGCATCATCTCTTTGAGAGAATTGAGTTCTATGTACATCCGGAACGGAACCGGCTCATACGTGATCACTTCCCCGTCCGGAAACCGGATTGTCCGGGCTTTGCTTCCGCGCTTTGGCTTTGGCTTTGGCTTGGCCTGATACGCTCCGGTCTTTCTGATGCTCGGAAGTACCTCATGGGTAATCCACCGCCGGAACGGCTTTGCCTCTGGTTTGCTGCTCCTCAGAATCAGGGTGTAGAGACCAGACTCATTGACCGTGATCATTTCTTGCGGACCGCCATGGGTATATATTTTACATATACCCTTTTCATCATCATCCAAAGCGGCAACAGCTTGGCTTACATTTGCAATTTCCAGAATCGCACATACATCCGCGGCGACCCACCAGGGAACGCCGCTGGTGTCGGTCACCAGCCTGACCGGGTGGTCATTGTAGAAAAAGTTCTTCATGTTCTTCTCCTTATGAAAAAAATGCCGATTTGTTTTCATCTCCCCTGGGAACCAAAATCGGCTTGCCAAGCCGGTCTTAACCAGACTTGGCGGGTTCGCAGGACGAATATTCGGTCATGTAGGTTTTTGGCTTTACTCTCTGTCGCCCTTATGCCTTGCGACTCACGACCAAATTGTCAAAGAACATTTGTGTCTCCAATTGGAGACTTTTAATCAGCCGTTGAAATCGGCGCAGTATTGTTCAAGAATGTTCAGAATAGCTTTTGTCTTCTGTCCCCTTGGTACCGGGGGACATTTTTTGCCAACATATCTGACAACGGCTTTGTGTACAGCATCCTTGTTAAACCCGTGCCTTTCGGCAAGGACGCTGTAGTTCAGTCCATTCAGCAGAAGTATCGCTCTCAATTTTTCGCTTGTGATATTTTGTAATTTCATTTATCATTTACCCCGTGTGTCAGTGTTACGGACACAATAAACTAAATCGTAGATACCTGTCAAGAAAAAAATACACTTTATGATAGATTTAGAAAAAATAATACACAGATTTAAAGAATTTCGAGGGGTTAAAACTCAAAAAAAAATTGCGGAAGAGCTGGGTATATCTGATAAAGACTTTAGCAATAGAAAAAAGAGGGGTACTCTGTTACCATTGATTATAGAAATGGCAGTAAACCAATCAGTGGATATGCACTGGCTACTGACTGGCGAGAGGAGCATGATAACCGGAACCGGGGAGAGGTGGGGCAATACATCTATTGCCAACGGGCATATAGCCGTTGCCAGCAGCGGGGATGGGAACTATATAAATATAAACGGCGAGGACGCAACGCAACTGGGGGAGGGTGTACAACTGTTGCAAAAAATACTACAGAGCGGGAATAAGGAGTTAATTAATATGACGCTAACAAACCTGAAAATAACAGCGGCAGCGGCGGCCGCCGCTGCCAGCATAAAACATGAAAAGGAGGATAAGAAATGAAAGCCATTTGTCACTTCGTTTTATTTGTCACTTCCATTTGTCACTTCTCTGAAAAACGAAGTTTAAAAAGCATCATGAAACGACGGGCAAAAAAATAAAGGTTTGGTTTAAAAAAGAAGGGTTTAAACAAGTTTATAAACATTTATAAACTTATTTAACAAAAAAAAGTTTGTATCATTCATACGCAATTTTAAGCGTGTACATACTAATTTTGACAGAATGCGAATTGCGTAAGTCTCATTTGACCAAATAGCATAACGTGCTTAATATAAAACC